ATTGGCATGGAAGAACAAGTTAATGCTCTGTCCTTGGTCAATGTATTTCTGTCTGTCTGCTGCAAGTTCAACCAACCAACGCTGATCAATCTCCATAGCAGTCTTAAACACTTCCTTCAAGTTGTCAGAGATGTCTAGGTGCTGTACAGATCCTTCGTTGCTGATGATGGATGCCCATGTGTCATCATCGTCCATACCCAGTGCAGCTAGTTGTGCTTTCAGAAACCTATTCTTGTATACGAACGATCCGCTGAGTGTGTCCTGCCTAAATACATTTGCTCTGTAAGGCTCGACCGAAGGGCTAGTATTCCCCATGATAAGGCTGCTACTAGCATTAGGGGCAATAGCAGTATGATGACTAAACCTTCTACTAATATTGCCGTGACCAGCATCGATACAACTACCACGCTGCTGCTCCAAGACAGAGTCAGCAAGTAGACACGAAGAATGAATGTGCTTAAAGATTTCATTGTTATAACTCTTAGCCATCACACCATCGATGGCAATACCTTTCTTCTGTAAGAATGCATGGAAGCCTAGCGCACCCACTCCAATGCTACGTTCCATCATTGCACTAAACTTAGCTCTTGCAATTGTTGATGGTGCTCTATCAATAAAGTATTGCAAGACATTGTCTAGCATTTCCATAACATCCAGAATGAATTGCTTGTCATCTTTCCAGTCATCATAGTATTCTAAGTTGAGTGAAGACAAGCAGCACACTGCTGTTCGTTTATTGTTAGTTGGCAGGAAGATTTCTGTACACAGATTGCTACCATTAATCTTCAAGCCCTTGTCACTCAACCACTTAGGCATAGCCTTGTTAGCTGTATCAATGAACACCAAGTATGGTTCACCTGTCTGCATGCGTAGATCTAATATCTTCTGCCACAGATATTTAGCAGACACTGTCTCCACCACCTCACCATTGGCAGGGTTCTTAAGCTGAAAGCTGTCATCATAGTCAGGATCTTTCATGGCCTTCTCAATGATGGTCATGAATTCATCAGTGATGTTGATGCCGTGATGTAGGTTTAGTGTGCGTACATTCTGGTCACCTGTAGGCTTACGCATCTCCAGAAACTGGATGATGTCAGGGTGATGAATGTCTAGATAGGCAGCATAGCTGCCCCGTCTTGTGCGTCCTTGACGGTAGGCCAATGAACTAGCATCATAGATCTTAAGGTGGGGCATAACACCAGTAGACTTATCATCACCATTACGGATACCAACATGAACCCCGACACCACCACCATACATGGATAGCCAGTTAGTTTCTGATAGGTTATCGACCAAGCCTTCTGCACTATCATCCATATAATTAAGAAAACAGCTAATAGGGAGGCCACGCTTAGAACGACCAAAAGATAGGATAGGCGTAGAGTAGCTAAGCCAGTGCTTGCTACTGTAGTCATACAGTCGCTGAGCGTGTTCTTGGTTTGAAGCAAACGCTTCTGAAACATATGCAAATCTTTCTTGAGGACTTACCTCTTCGTCCTTCATATAACTTTCTCTCAATCTCTGGATGCCTAGTTCATCAAACAAACTATCCCGAGACAGGTCAATGTTGACCTTAAACTTTGCCATAAAAATACTCCTGCTGTGGTGGAAAAAAAGGGAGCCAAAAGCTCCCGAAAGAAAGGTAGTTATACCTCAGATGGCTACTGCATGCTCTTAAAAAGTGAGGGGAATAAGTTAGTTAGTACACCCTTACATTGGTCTGCTACATCACGATGTTCTTTCTGTGTTGCTTTGTCACAGCGAATATCAACATAGTGCATCCAGCTTCTCAGTGTACCATTCATGTACATCCTACTGGTGGTTAGTCCTTCAGGTAACACCTTTCGTGCCACCTCCTTGGCTATACCAAGGCTTAATGCAGCCTCATAGGACTGCCTAGAAGCCACTAAAACATTTGTCTGTAGCTCATCCCATACTGCCATCAATTCACGGTCTTGTACAGGGATTGAGTTCTGTCTATTCTTATTATCCTGCAGCCTTGCCTCACTGGTTTCATAGCGTGAGGAAATGGCATAGCGTTGTGAGAATTCTTGGAAGCTAAAGCTTCTGTGTCGCAGGATTTGACGGGCAATGTCACGGGTTGTTTCTATTTCCATGCACACATTCACCATCTCAAATGGACTCCAGTGTTTGTTGTCCATCAAATACTTCAGAAGCTTAGGTGCTGTGTCAGGGTTGTCCTGATTCTCTGGGTTGCTCACCCTCGCCATGTACGCTATCAGGTGTTCCGCATTCGGTGTCGCCCAGATCAATGTTACTGACATATTTAGCTCCTTCGTTAACGCCATTCTTAAGGGCTGTAATTATACCGAGATTGAGTAGGAGGTTACGCTCTTCCCAATTTAAATCGAAGTGATAGGTTGCACTACCATCATCATGTTCTTCTAACATTTCAACATTCATTTGTCAATCCTTTCTTTATATTCTTTCTTGGGTGTATAAGGAAACATGATGGGAACAACACTATCACTGCACCCATAGTAACTTTTATATTTCTCACCAGTTTCTTTGTCAGTGTACCAGTCATAAAAAATAATACCATCAATGTCATACGCTTGTCCATTGAATCTATCAGCTTGTTTGAACACATGACTGCATCGTTTGTTTTGAAAGACACCTTCGCCAGCCTCATGCCATTCCCAGTCTTCACCAGTTAAAGGGACAACTGGTTCAAACATAGCTAGCTTTTTAAATAGATCCACAGCATAAGGCGCAGAACTTCCACTATGTCCTTCATTACTGAATATTGATAACAGGTCTAATACATGTTTGCATATAGCTTCCTGCATTTCATCTTTGTAGTTGCCATCATCATCGGTCCAACCAGCAGCACGAAACTCCATCAACGCATGCTTATTAAGATTGCTCATTTCTTTTTCCTTTCTAGTTTCTCTTCCTCTGTCTTCACTTTATGACAGGGCTTACACATCACCTGTAGATTTTCTATCTCACAGAAGATACGATCAATGAACAAGTCCCAACTAACAAACCCTGCCTTTGGATCTACCACTGGTAGTATGTGATCTACCTGTACATCAGCAGCAACAAAGTGTTTCTTACATTTGGCACATTTGTAATGCATTGCCAACTTGCCTGTCTTCTTGTTAGTCTTCCTACCAACGAAGGCTTCTTTAAGAGCCTTGAACTTAGGGGGCCAACGCCTAGACGCTGCTCTCAATGCAGAGGTGACAAAGCTTCTGAATCTAGAGTCAGTCCATTCACCACCATTCCTTTTTTTATTATCTACCAATTGGGGTATCTGCTAGGTGAGACATATCAGCAGCATCATAATGAAAGAATAAATCTCTAGCTATTGCCAATGCTTCATCAATATCTAGAGCAACAAACTCAGAAAGATACTTATCGTATTCTCCCTCAGCTACATGCTCAACAACAAAGCCATTACTGGCTTCTCTAATCGTCACAGAATTAACTTTCATTCTAGTCCTTCCACATCCACATGACGGAACACCACTTCATGTGAATCTATTCTCTCCAATGAGGCTGTGAGGTTTTCAATTATCAACTCGCTCAACACTTCTTCATTCAGATAAACACTAGGTATGTCTTCCGGTTTAAAGAATACTTTTAAACTAATGTCCACTGTAATCATAATCGTTCCAATCTTTCTTCCACCAACCTAGCATAGCCAATGATGTCATGCCATGAGTCATGATACCAAGGATCACCATTAACAATGCGAGAGATTTTGTTACAGATGAGATCAAGGCTTTCCTTCATATCATCATCCATCTCTTTCCACTCAGCACCAGACCTAACAGATTCTTTTAAAGCTTGTGAAACCCTAGAGACATCTTCTTTGTAGTTGCCATATCTAACACCACGTTGTATCAATGTGTCATCTACATTCATTGGATGCCTCCCACTGTCTTGGTGTTAATGGTGAAGCTACCGTCACCAAAGCTATCATGGTTTGCATCGTAAGAAAAGTCACCAACATCAGCAAACATCTTACCGCAATACTCAACAAGCTTGTTAGCAAGCTCTTCATCTTCTTCCATATACTGTACAGTTGCTGCCAATATAGTAGCCATACCAATCAAGTTATTAATATCATCTTCACTGATAGTGAGTGGTCCAAAGCCACTGACTAATACCTGAAAGTGCTTTTGATACACCCCATCCACAATAGTAGGACGGAGGATTAGTGCAATGTCATTTGGCTTTAAGCTTGTGGAGGAGTCCATACCTGTCCTTCATATCTTCGTAGAAAAAGAAGCTGAGCATTCTCTAACACTCTCTCAGCATCACCCTCATAAGCTTCCAACACTTTGTTGTACAGCTCAAGTTCATTTGTTGTGTCCCCAATTATCTTGGCTGCTTTCACTGGACCAACACGGAACAATCCTTTGATGTTATCAGCAGCATCGCCTGTGATCATCTGCGTATACAACTTGACCAGAGCTTCCTCTGGTTTGATGTAGTAGCCTAGATGTTTAACAAAGTTGTAATGCCAACCAACAATCTGATCTAAGTCTTTGTCTAAAGACACAATGACACAATTGTCACCAAGCTTTGTAGCTTCAATGGCAATGGTGTCATCAGCTTCTTCACCTTCAGATATAGAAGCATTCCATTCTTTTACTAGATAGTCTCTAAGGAAAGCTAGATGCTTTGGCTTAGGCTTGTCTACTCTATTCCCTTTGTAAGGTACAGTGGTAGCTATCTTGTATCGAAAGTTATTCTTACCTGTTAGGTGCATACTCCAACTATCCACGAAGCAATCAGGATAGATGGTATCAACACCACACATAAGGACATCAACGATTAAACGCTCTAGTGTTCGCTGAGCCGTTGCTTCGTCTTCGTCCTCACATGCAGATGCTGCCCGATAAGCGAAGATGTCGCTATCGAACAGGGCTTTCATTTACAGCACATCCTCATCGTCTGCACTGATGCCACTGGCTGCAGCATATTCAACCAAGTCAGTGACAACCAGCTTCTTCAATGAAGGGCTAACACCTTTCTTGTTCTTATATGTCCAAGAATAATAAGACACAAGAGCCTTACCTTTGCTACCATTACCGATAGCTTCAGTGATCTCATCATTGTCCGTATCAAAGACACGGATAGGCTTCTCTGATTTACATGTGATGTAACGTCCCATGTCAGCCTTCTTCTCTTCACCAGTTTGTACACTGATGCCCATCTCTTCCAGTGCTTCAACAGCAGCATCAGACAGGTTGCATAAGTTCAACTGGAACTTACCAGACATGTCATTCACCTTGTTGTGCTGACACCAGAACAAATCAGCCTTCAGCTTAATCGCTTTCTTTTCTTCACTCATAATATTCTCCAATATAAAAACCCACCTCTATCGT